TGGAAACATTCAGTAAGCATTGTAGATTTATCTTAACCTGTAATTACATTGAGAAAATCATTGACCCTATCCAAAGTAGATGTCAATCTTTCGCAATCACACCTCCTACTAAAAAGGATGTAGCAGTTCAGGTAGCAAAGATATTAGATGCTGAAAAGATTAAGTATGAGCCAAAAAATATGGCGGATATTATAAATTCTTATTATCCAGATATTAGAAGAATACTTAATACTTGTCAATTACAATCCGCAAAGGGTGAATTGAAAGTAGACCATAAAGTTATGGTTGAAAGTAATTTTCAAACAAAATTGATTGATTTATTAAAATCATCAAATGATAAAAGAAATTTATTTCTATCAATTAGACAAGCAGTGGCTGATAACCATTTAAATGATTATTCAGAAATGTATTCAATGTTATACGATAAAGTGGATGATTATGCAGCTGGGAATACAGCAAATGTTATACTTACTATCGCAGATGGGTTATCCAAAGATGCGTTGGTAGTAGATAAAGAAATAGTGTTTATGAGCACAATTATACAAATTTTAAATATTATAAAATAATGGAACAACAACCACAAATGCCAATGGGTTTTAAATTAACCGATGCAAGAGAAATGTTATGTGAATGTGGAAATAATACTTTTATGCCAGGTTATAGATTTAGAAAAGTTTCTAGATTGGTTACTGGTGGAGCAAAAGATAGTGTATTACCAATAGAAATGTATCTATGTACCCAATGTGGTAAACCTTTACACGATTTACTACCAGATGAATTAAAAGATTCAAAAATTATAGAATAATGGCAGCTAAAAAGTTATTTGACCATTTAAATGCAATAACTACCGAACAAGACCCAAAGTATTTTGATAAATTATCAGAAGAAGATTTAAAGTCTTGGAGTAATTTTATGATTAATCGATTCCTATCAATGAAGCCGGAATGGGTTGAACTTATTGCTACCTTACTCCCACTTACACAAACACTACAACCAAAAGAAATGTATAAGTTGTATATTAGTGTTATTCCAAAAGGAAAATATTTTTTAAAATATACAAAGGGAAAATCGGCAGATAAATACGAAGAATTCCTAATTGATTTGATTAAGACGGATTTTCAATGTTCCGAAAAGGAAGCATTAGAATATATTGAGGTTTTATATTCAACAAGAGAAGGAAGAGAGAATATTAAATACATTTGCGAAAAATATGGAACTGATAAAAAACAAATAACTAAATTGAAATTAAAAATTTGATAAATCCAAAAAATTTAGTTATATTAGTTCTATGGCAAGAGTATCGTTTTCACAATATAGTATGTGGAGTACATGTCCACAACAATACAAATTAGCATATATAGATGGGTTATCACAATCTACATCTAATATACATTCCGTTTTTGGAACAGCAATGCATGAAACACTACAACATTATTTAGATAAGTGTTTAAGAATATCGAAATCGCAGGCGGATAAAATGATTGATTTGAAAGAGTTTCTCAAAGAAAGAATGAGAGATACTTTTTTAAAGGAAACAGGTGGAGAAATTGGTAATCAAACAATTTGTACCAAAGAAGAAATGATTGAATTTCTTTATGATGGGCAAGTTTTATTAGATTGGTTTCAAAAATCAAAAAATTTCAATAAATTCTTTTCACTAAAGCATGATGAATTGGTGGCAATAGAGCAACCAATAAATACAAAGATTGCAGAAGGTGTAAACTTTATGGGGTTTATTGATTTGATTATCAGAGATAAGTTTAATGGTAAGTATCGTATTATAGATTTCAAAACATCAACATCGGGTTGGAGTAAGTATCAAAAATCCGATCCTGTTAAAAATTCACAAATACTTCTTTACAAAAAGTTTTATGCAGAAATGATAGGAGTTTCTGAAGATATGATAGATGTTGAATTTATCATCCTAAAAAGAAAAGTTACAATCAGAGAAGATATACCAACACATCGAATCAGTAAACATATTCCTGCAAATGGAAAACCATCTATAAACAAAGCATGGAATGGTTTTAAGGCTTTTGTTGAAAGTGTATTCGATAATACAGGAAATTATAAATTAGAAACACAATACCATAAAAAACCATCCAAATTGTGTGGATGGTGTGAATTTTATGGAACACATTGTGATGGAAAAAATTAAAGAAAAACATATATATTTTAAATTAAGTTATGGCTAAAAAGAAAATTCTGTTACTTTCCGATGACCTACGAATGAGTAGTGGTATCGCAAATGTTTCCAAACAATTAGTATTAGGAACGGTTGATAAATACGATTGGGTCCAATTAGGTGCGGCTATTAAACATCCGGAAGCCGGACAGGCTATGGATTTAAATGAAGATGTTCGTAAAAGAACGGGGGTTGCAGATGCATCTGTAAAAATTTATCCGTTTGATGGATATGGAAATCCAGATGCAATCAGACAACTACTTATGATTGAAAAACCTGATGCGATTCTTCATTTTACTGACCCACGTTATTGGATTTGGTTATATGAAATGGCACATGAAATCCGCCAATCAGTACCTTTATTCTTTTATCACATTTGGGATGATTTGCCAGACCCAAAATACAATAGAGATTACTATGAAAGTTGTGATTGGTTGGGATGTATCTCAAAACAAACTTATGGTATTGTTAAAAGAGTTGGCGCATGGGATAAAGAACCACATTGGAATACATTAAAAGATTGGCAAGTTAGTTATGTTCCACATGGTATCAATTCCGAAGATTACAAACCTGTGGAAGTTCCACAAGATTTTAAAAAATCTTTATTTGGCGATAAAGAATATGAATTTGTTCTTTATTGGTCAAACCGTAATATTCGTAGAAAACAACCAATTGATGCTATGTTAGCATTCGATGAGTTCCGTAAAGGATTGCCTAAAGATAAATGGGATAAGGTTTGTATGGTTATGCATACAACACCGGTAGATGAAAATGGTACGGATTTACCTAAAGTTGCATTGGATTTAATGCCAGATTCAAAAGTTATTTTTGCACCAAACAGATATACTGAAACGGAATTAAATTACCTTTACAATTTAGCAGATGTTACAATCAATTTAGCATCTAATGAAGGATTTGGATTAGCAACAGCAGAGTCAGTAATGGCTGGAACTCCAATCATTGTAAATGTAACAGGTGGTATGCAAGACCAATGTGGATTCGAAATAGGTGGTAAATACCTAACCGCAGATGATTATATAAAAATTGGTTCTTTACATGATAAAAAACAATATGGAAAAACAAAATGTGGTGAATGGGTTAAACCAATTTGGCCAGTTCGTTCAACAACGGGTTCAGTACCTACTCCATATATCTTTGATGATAGAGTTGATTTTATAGATGTAACACCATTAATTAGAGAATGGTATGATATGGGTAGAGAAGAAAGAAAAGCAGCAGGATTAAAAGGTAGAAAGTGGATGTTAGGAGATGGAAATTTAAGTAGAGAATATATGTGCCAATCTTTAGCCGATGGTATGGAAGGAGCATTTAAAAATTGGAAACCTATTAAAAAATATCAATTAGTTACAATATGAAACCAACATTAGTATTTCAGGCACCAGTAGCAACGAGAAGTGGATATGGTGACCACGCAAGAGATTTATTACACTCTCTTTATAAGTTAGATAAGTTTGATATTAAAATTATCAGTACTCGTTGGGGTAATACTCCGATGGATGCACTTAATTATAATAACGAATTTCATAAATGGATTGTAGATAATATTAATCCAAAAATTGAACAAAAGCCAGACATTTATATGCAAGTTACCGTTCCTAACGAATTCCAACAGATTGGACATTACAACATTGGAATTACCGCAGGAATTGAAACAACCGCATGTGCATTAGATTGGATACATGGTTGTAATAGAATGGACTTAATTATAGTACCATCCGAACATGCTAAAAAGAGTTTAGTTGGAACCGTTTATAACGAAGCAAATCAACAAACTGGACAATTAATAAAGCAACATAAAATTGAAAAACCCGTAGAAATACTTTTTGAGGGATTTAATGAGAACGATTTCGGAACGAATGAAGTTGCAACAATTAATGTATTAGATGAAGTTAAAGAAGATTTTGCTTTCCTATTTGTAGGACATTGGTTGAAGGGAGATGAAGGTGAAGATAGAAAGAATGTTGGTATGATGATTAAAACATTCGCAATGGCATTTAGAGATGAAAAAGTTAAACCAGCTTTGGTACTAAAAACATCATCCGCAACATTTAGCGTTTTGGATAGAGAAGCAACTGTTTCAAAAATAAGACATGCTTTAGCTAAAGATTATGGTAAAGTTCCTGTATATTTGATACATGGTGATATGAATCCATCCGAATTAAATGGATTGTATGAACATCCAAAAGTAAAAGCAATGTTAAACTTCACAAAAGGTGAAGGGTTTGGTAGACCGCTTTTAGAATTCAGTTTGACAGGTAAACCCGTAATTGTATCTAATTGGAGTGGGCATTTGGATTTCTTAAAAGAAGGAGCAGTATTGTTGGAGGGTGAGTTGAAAAATGTACATGAATCTGCAGCCGACCAATTTTTATTAAAAGAATCACAATGGTTTAATGTAAACATTTCTAAAGCATTACAGAGTATAAAAGATGTTTATAAAAACTATGATAAATACAAAACGGCATCATTCCAATTGGGTAAGCAGAATAAACAAAATTTTGGTTTAGAAAAAATGACAAAATTGTTTGATGGTATTTTGGACAAGTATGGTATTTATACAAAACTACAACCAAAGTTCCAACAATTACAATTACCTAAATTAAAAATGTTAAATAAATAATGAGCAATTTTAATCCAATATATCGTAAATTTGTAGATGATAGAAATAACATTGCTCCTAACAAAATGACTAGGGGTAAATTCTATCTTATAAAAGAATATGAATATGTGGATGGAGATAAAGGAAGGTTTACGGAAACAACCGCTCCAATTGTTTTTACACTTTTTGTATCAAGAGCTAAAGATATAATCCATTGTATAAAAGTATCAAATGTAAATCCAAATTTGATTAAACGATTTTTTGGTAAATTTGTAAATGAGGAAACTGAACGATTACAAATGAGAGGAAATGCAAAACAAATTTACGAAAAAACAATAAGTAAAATGCCAGGAATTACAAATGATTCTTACAGAACATATAAAATAACCGGATTAAAAAAAGTGATTGAATTAACTATGGATGTAAACGAAATTACTCCAAAAAATAAAAATGTAATCGGAATAGATACGAAATCACAAAAAAGAAATGTATAATAAAAATTATGAATACTGTTTGGGCATTTGGAGATTCAATGACTGCGCCTATTAGTGGTGATGGACCATATACGGAATGGTTGGGTAGAGAATCAAAAGATTATTGTAAATTTGTAGCAGAAGAATATAGTATGCTTTCTGAAAATAAAGGTGTTGCAGGTTCTTCCTGTAATCAAATATTTGCAGATTTTTTAAAATACCAAAAAGAAATACAGTCTGGAGATATCCTTATAATTGGATGGTCGCCGGTTATGCGATATAGATTAGCTAAACAAAGACCAGATAAAACTATGATGTGGCAACAGATATGGGCGGCAGGATGGCATGGTGGAATTGAAGAGGCATGTGTTGATGGTACCTGTGTAACAAAAGAAGTTGCCGAACATATAATACTTAACAGGTATGAATTTAGTGATTTTTATAGTGATGAAATCAATCATTGGGGATTTTTTATAAAAGAGTGGGCAAAATTAAAAGGAGTTAAAGTTGTGTTTTGGACTTGGTGCGATTCTACTTTCGGTGGAAAACACAATATTAATGTCGATATACCAATCAGAACAAGAACCGATATGTCAGTTGAATCGGATGGAATTGTTAAAGATGGTCATTATGGTGAAGTTGGACATAGAGAGTTGGCAGATGAAATTATAGAATATTTAAATAAATAGTTATGACATCAAAAGAATTCGTTATTTGGTTAAGGGGATTTACAGAAGGTGTACATGAATTTAACATAACACCGAAACAATGGGATTATTTAAAAGAAAAGTTAGCGGAAGTAAGTGATGATAATTTACCATCATTTCCATTTGGCGTTCCAAACATTCAACAGATTACACCAAATCCATTTATTCAACCACCATCAACCGACCCATACAATCCATATAAAATAACTTGTGGTAGTGGTTCATCTGGAACAATTACACCAACACCTTATACTACCGGATTTATTACAACATATAATCCATCAACATCAACTACATATGGATACCCAAGCGGTTCTGCATGGCATTATACAAATAGTTAAATATGAAATTAAGTTACGCAATAACGGCTTGTAATGAGCACGAAGAAATTATAAGATTAGTTACTCAATTATTAAATTACAAAGGAGAAAATTCAGAAATTGTAATCCTTTTAGATACTCCAAAATCACCTACTGAAATGGTAGAATATTTGGAGTTACAGGCAAATGCCGATAAAATCACTTTAATAGAATCTGAATTTGATAATGATTTTGCACAATGGAAAAATCTGTTAAACTCCCAATGTAAAGGTGAGTGGATATTTCAATTAGATGCAGATGAGTATTTAGACCCAAATCTTATTGTAAATTTGGAAGATATTTTAGATAACAATATGGATAAAGACCTTATCGTAGTCCCACGTATCAACACAGTCGAAGGATTAACCGAAGCTCACATTCAAAAGTGGGGATGGAATGTAAACGAAAAGGGCTGGGTAAATTTTCCAGATGTTCAAACCCGTTTATATAAAAATGACCACAACAAAATTGGATGGAGTGGAAAGGTGCACGAAAGAATTGTTGGATTTCAAAACTACACATCTTTTCCAGCAGAAGAAGTTTATTGTATTAGGCATCCAAAAACTATTGATAGACAAGAAAAGCAAAACAATTATTACGAAACATTGTAATGGTACACATATACTATCACATATATGCAATTGAAGGTGTAGAATCTATAATAGATGAACAAATTGGCTTAATACAAAAGCATTTTGATTTTCCATATAACTTAAATATTGGAATTTCAATAGCACATGAAAATGTATCTTCAAAAAATGTAATTGAAAAAATTTATGCTTTTAATAAAGCAAATTATAAAATTAGAGATATTCGTTGCAAAGGAAATGAATTTACAACTTTGGATTTAATAGAAGAAGATAAAAATAATTTTTTAGATGATGATTATATTTTTTACTTTCACACAAAGGGTGCATCCAAACAACATGATTCGTTATATCAAAACATAAAATCATGGAGAGGATTGATGAATTATTTTAATATAGAGAAAGTAAAAAATGTATTTAAAATATTTGAAAAAACAGAATTTAATACATATGGTGTTTTATATAGTTATGTTGGAAATTGTAAATTATATTCTGGTAATTTTTGGTGGGGTAAGGGAAATTATATAAAAAGTATAAATTTAGAAGGTCTAAAGTTAAATAGAGCTGCTGCAGAAACTAAATATATACAAAGTGGTAAAGAGTTTAATCCATTTTCTCCATATGATGTAAAGGATATAAATCATTATGAAATAAATTTCAAAAGAGAAGAATATGCAAAATAAAATAACATTCATATACGATTACAAAGATGGAGAACAATGGTCTACACCAATATCTTTGATAAATGAATTTAAAAAAAGAGATTGGCAAGTTGATATAATAAAAACAAATGATACTGATTTAAAAAATTGGATAGATTCTAAACCACAAACTGATATTGTATTGTTTATGGATTGGGGTAGATTTGATTCGGAATATTTGAATAAAGATTTAGTTCCGGCATTTTGGATACAAGAGAGTGGAGATGACCCACAAAATTTTGAAAGAAACTATCCAAAAGCAAATAGATTTCATTACACAATCACACCCGCAGCAAATGCTTGTGAAGAATACAAAAGAAGAGGAATAAATGCAGAATGGATAACACATTGGGCAGATACCGCAGTTCAATTCCCAATGAATGTAGAACCAAAATATGTTGGAGTTACGAGTAGAGGACCGGGTAATTCACAATTTTTAGATTATCTTACAAATTGGGCAGAAGGAGTTATTGGAAATCGTAATGGAATGGATGCAAAAGAGCATACGGAATTTTTGAATAGTGGTTTAATGGTAATTCAAAATAGTAGATATGGTGAGGTAACGAGAAGATTATTTGAAGGAATGGCATGTGGTAAATTGGTTATAACAGACCGTTTGCCGGAAGAAGCAAAATTAAATGAATTGTTCGTAGAAGGTGAAGAAATAGTTTTGTACAACGATATGTTCGATTGTATTGAGAAAATAAACTATTATAATGAAAACGAATTAGAAAGAGAAAGAATTGCATATAATGGGATGCAAAAAGTTATAAACAATTACACGCAGGTTCAAGTGGTGGATAAATTAATAAAAGAATATGAAAGTTTTAATAACAGGAGTAGCGGGTCTATTGGGTAGTAGATTGGCCGATTGGATTATCGAAAACCAACCTGATGTTGAAGTAGTTGGTATTGATGATTTGAGTGGTGGATATAGAGAAAATGTAAACCCTAAAGTAATATTTTGGCAACAAAATTTAGTTGAACATCCAATTGAAAATGCATTTGATGTTCATAGATTTGATTATGTATTTCACTTTGCAGCATATGCAGCAGAAGGATTATCACCATTTATCAGACAATATAATTATGAGAATAATTTAGTGGCAACTGCAAGAATCATAAACAATTGTATAAAGTATAATGTAAAAAGATTGGTATTTACATCAACTTTAGCAGTATATGGGCATGGTGATTATGGTATTTTTGATGAAACACAAGTACCGAAACCAATCGACCCATATGGTGTGGCAAAATATGCATGTGAAATGGATATACAAATTGCAGGAGAACAGCACGGACTTGATTGGTGTATTATACGACCACACAATGTTTATGGTATTAAACAGAATATTTGGGATAGATATCGTAATGTATTAGGTATTTGGATGTACCAATATATGAACGGAGAACCAATGACAATTTTTGGTGATGGTGAGCAAAAAAGAGCATTTAGTTATATTGATGATATACTTGAACCACTTTGGAACGCAGCAGTAAAACCAAACGCTTCAAAAGAAATTATTAATTTGGGAGGTGTTGAAGAGTGGAGCATTAATGATGCAAACAAAGTATTGATGGAAGTTATTACTAATGGTGAGGTTGTTTACAAAGAAGGCAGACATGAAGTAAAAAATTCAATACCAACCCATCAAAAATCGGTAGATATTTTAGGATTTGAACATAAAACATCATTAAAAGATGGCTTAAGTAAAATGTGGGAATGGGCGCAAAAACAACCAAATAGAAAAAGATTTGTTTGGGAAAACTACGAATTAGAAAAAGGAATTTATTCATTTTGGAAAAAATAAATTATGGAAAAACTACCAATTAGTATAGGAATATTATCCTGGCATAGTGGACAAGTATTAGTAGATACTTTAACCACATATTACGAAAATGGATTATTTGATATGGTAAATGATGTTACAATTCTATTTCAAGAATTTAATGAGCAAGATTATCAAATTGCAAAACATTTTGGATTAGATGTTATAGGAATGAATTCTAATATTGGAATAGGTAAAGCATTTATTAAATTAACAGAAAATGCACAATCGGAATACGTTCTAGTATTGGAGCATGATTGGAATTTAATAGAAAATAAGGAAGTAACTCATTGGACACTCAAAAGAAGTATTGAGGCAATGAAAAACGGATTAGATGTAGTGAGGTTAAGACATAGAGAAAAGCCAGGCTATCCACATTTTTCTTTTAGACACATTGGAAATGAATTAACATATTATGATGAAGAAATCGGATGCACATCACCGCACTTATTGGATTCTGTTCATTGGTGTGACCCATCGGTTGATTTTCCTGATAAAATAAAAAAGACAGAAGAAATGTTTTATACCACATCTCGATATGGTAATTGGACAAACAACCCATGTCTTTATAAGAAACAATTTTATTTGGATGTTGTTAGACCATTTGCGGGCGAGGGTATTGGTTTAGAAGGAAACATCAGTAAGTGGTGGGCACAGCAAAATTATAATGTTGGACAAGCTTATGGTTTATTCATGCACAACGATTGGGAAAAATATGGTAAAAGATAAACCCTACATAATCAGTATTGCAGGAGATTCAGGATCAGGCAAATCAACAATATCAAATTTTATTCGATTATACTATGGGTATGAAAATTGTACGTTAATATCCGGTGATGATTTACATAAGTGGGAAAGAGGGGATACTAATTGGGAAATATTTACACATTTAAATCCTGATGCTAATAATTTAAAACTTGGTGATTTGCAATTATTAAGTTTAAGAGAAGGTGTAAAGGTATTAAGAAAAAAATATAACCACACTACAGGAAAGTTCGGTGATATACTTACAATTCACCCAAACAAATATATCATAAATGAAGGATTGCACGCATTCT